TCAAAGTCATCGCACACTTCTTTCATGTGCAAAGCATCTGTCTTGAACACATACGAAAGAGACTGCAATCTTTTTTGATGTTCAAGATAGTTTTTCTCTCCACTCCGAGCTATCTCACCAACCCATTGCCCCTCATCTTGAATGAGGTTTGCAACGTAGAAATCTCTCAATTCTTTTTCATCGTACTTACGAGACAACTTGATGAAAAAGTATTTGTCATTCCTTTTATCAAAGGCACTTTGAGATGCTCTTGATGCGCCAGAATAATTGAAGTAATTATATTTTTCTGAGGTGAAATGCAGTTTCAGGGAGAGATACAATTTATATGCATCAAATCCCCTCACAGCAGAAGCAACCCCCTGGAAGTTTTCTTCATGAAGTTAAGACGTTGAGCTTCATACTTCAACTTCTCCTTCAAAGGTTTAGATATGAGCTTGGAAACATTATCCAATTCTATATTCATATCTTCACAGTATTGAACCACAGCCTCAATGTAATTGAGGTTGGAATCTTTTACAATTCGTTCAATTTCAATAGCAAATTTCGCAGCAGTCATAAAATTTTCTTCAAAAAAATCATCAATGTTACCAGTCTCCATTATCTCTTCTGAATGCATCTATGTACTCTTTTAGTTTTCTTGCGTAAGTTTTTTTGTCATAGATCTCAAAGACTTGAGGTTCACCACTTTCACAAGCGATAATTGTAACCAGTTTTCTGACCTTTAAACCAGTCAACTCTTGGAACATTATAGCATATGCAGTCTCTTGTGCAAAGTAGTCATGAATCCACTCTTCCTTTTTGGGTTTAGTGGATGTCTTGAAATCAATTATAGCAAGTTCGTTTTTATACTCAGCTATGCAATCTACACGACCAGCAATCCGTAAAAGTTTGCTATAAAGTGGCGCTTCCAGTGCATGAATGTTATTTATTTCATTTAAAATAGGGCGAACTTGATAGAACATTCCCATGGAGAGAACATCATCCTTATACTTACTCAGTTCTCTATTGCTAAGATACTCTTCAATTAACTTGTGAGTTTTGTTACCTCTAGAGGTTGCTCGCTTGGAGATTTTATTAGCTTCCTCTTCGCCAACCCTCTGTCTCCATTCGTAAATAGATTTCTTCTTACTATGACCAATCACCGTAGTGACAGAATGATACTTCTCTCCGAAGACATCATAGACTCTGCCACTATCGGTGGTCACTGCTTTAAGATCAGCGAAATTGTGTATATTTAAATGTTTAAAGTCCAAGATTCAATTTGCTCACAAGATATGATTTAACTAGACCAGAGCGAACGATATCGTTAACTCCAAATTCAACCGAAGCAAACTCTTCCATGTTATCAATGATCTTCATGAAATCAAGAATGCCATTTCTCTCATAGGTCTTTACGAGATCGGTCTGTGCAACATCACCACAGAAAATAATTTTACTGTTAACTCCAAGGCGAGTTACGATAGAATCTAGCTCATGGAAATTAAGATTCTGACATTCATCAACAAGAACAATAGCATTGTCAATGGTGATGCCACGAAGGAAAGATGTGGACCAGAATGAAATAGTTTCCTGTGCTTTTAGATTGCCATAGAGCATATCAAACGATGGATCATCAGGCATCTCAAACATATATTTTACCATATTTTTATATGGAATTTGATATAGGTTTGACTTGTCTTCATGGTCCCCAGGTAGGAAACCAATCTCCCTAGTTGGGACTAAGGAACGAACAATGTAGAGTTTCTCGTAAGGAGTTTTGAGGTTGAGAATCTCTTTAAGAGCCAAGTATATTGCAACAAATGATTTTCCTGTACCAGCGCAACCATAAAGGAAAAGATTCTTATCTTGTGCATATGAATCAAAGACAAGTTGTTGAGAATCAGTGAGGGGTTTAATGTCTTTTATTTGTTCAAGACCGATTGGTTTCTTTCTTCTCATTTGTTTAGCTGAAATTCCTACTAGGGTTGGTTGCTTTCTAGTTTTTACTGGCATAGGGTTAGGGTGCTTCAAATTTTGCGTAAGGATGATGCTTCTTTACGTTTCTCAGTCGGTCTTTAAATCCATCTGGAAGTTTGTCTTGGAAATCGCCAACACCGCTCACAGCTGATGCGATGCCAGCGGACCAATCCTTGTCCCAGTCTGGATTATCTTTTCTCCATTGCTGATAAACAGCGATAGTCATGTCCAGGGTATCTTTTTCACCTGTCTTGAGATTAACAACGGGATAAATTGGCATGATCGGAAAACCATTTAGGAATAACAGAGGGTTGTTTCCACTTAGCGAAGGAAACTTTATCACCAATATAATAGTTGCGATAAGAAGCAATACTATCTCCTGGTACTTTGTATTTATCGGGCATAGCTGGAGGGGGATCCGACCATCCACGATCAGGTAGATTGTTCGGAGACCTATACAAATATGCTTTTATATACTCTGACTTGTGAAACTTTTTATACCTATCAGTATACTGTAGGCAGCACTGTTCGTACAAATCATAAAGCCATTTGTAGTGAGACCTTGATTCTCGCACCCATATATTTGATGGATGATTTATGTGTGATGCCTTGTAAAGATTACTCTCTCTAGGTTCATCTAGATTATAACGTTTGATCTTTCTGCCATTTGCAGTCTTATCATAAAAAGGAATGCCGTCAAGCACACGATGAGCAGTGGAAAGAAGTTGAGCATACTCAACAATCATTTTAACCACATGCTTATCACAATGCTCGGCGGCACAAATCACAGGATCATAATTAAGATAAAAAATGTTCATGTTTCAATGGGTTGCAAGTCAAGAAACTCTTTCTTCAACTCCTTACGAATTCTTTGATAGAACTCTAGGATGTCGTGATTATTATTGTACACCAATCCGCAGTCCTTGGCAAGCTGTATGACCTCTTGGTTATTCATCTTAATCTATCCTTAATGCTGGTTGAACGTCGCTGCAGTCGCAGGGTGCCTCTCCACAATTCCACCCCAGTGCCTCTGCAACAGTTGGAAATGTACAGATGAAAATCCTTCTGCACATTTCTGCAATCTCCATGTGTTCCTTCTGAGTGCCATGGGCAGACCTCAGATCAATATAATGAATCCAAGAGCGGCAGGAACCAGTCATGTAGATGCGTGTGGGCGTTGCTAGGGGAAGCACGAAGCGAGCACACTCCTTGGCAACTCCATTGGAAAGAAGTTCATTGTAAAGATGCTGAGCTTGAAAGAAGTGTTCTTCAATCTTTGCTTCAAGTTTTATCTTTGCAATCTCATCCAAATCATCAGTAGAGTTCTGACGATTCTTTGTATCCTGACGACGAAGATCGGGCACAGGAATATCAGTTCCTAATAAATTTGCGTCAGCATAACGCTGAGAAAACTCTTGAAATGTAAACGAACGGTGCCGTAGTATCTGAGCTGCGATACCACGATTCGTTTCAATCTCAAGTGTCATATGAGATTGCTCAAACACAGACCAATGATTGTGCTTAATACAATAACGCAGTAGCCCTGCATAGTTCTCATTGTCTTGGTTGCTAGGATTAGACACTCTAGCAACGTATGCCATTGTCTTTTCTGCATCGGGAGTTACCGAAATCAATTTAACATCAGACATTAGTAATACCATCTAGACGACGAATTTCAGCCAAAGGAGACTTTAGATATCTTTTGTACTGTTTAATAACCTTGTTCAATTCCTTCTGATTAATGACTGGTTGAGGAACTGGTTTTACCTCAGTCGCCTCTACATCAACGATATTTTCTTCACTCATAATCTACATCAATTGTGTGTACATGCTCGTATAGAGCATCAAAAATTTTATCTGCAGCCTCATCTAGGTCTGTGAATTCTACATCAGATTTAAATGAGAAGTCTTGTTCTTTTTTCTGAAGAAGACGTTGTATTTCTTCCTGAATATCTTTACGATCTTCAGCCACGATTACCCCATTGAATTTGTGGAAACGCTTCTGACACTACTGCTTTAGTGACTCTGTACTTTTCTTGCAAGTTCTTATTGCAAGCTAAGATAAAGGTATCTGCTTCAGTGTAATGAAGACTTTCCAGCAACCCAATAAAAAGTTGCTCTCTCTTCACAGAATTCAAACTTCCATCCCCACCTTTAAAGAAGCGATAGAACTTTTTGTATTCGTGATCTAAACGTGTATGTTCTGTACCGATAGGAGCCTCGTTCTTGTTGTATGGAACATCCCCTTCTGGTAGAAGAAACTCTAAGCTATCATCAAAGTTGATGATCAAAACAGATCGCAGTCCCTGACTATTGTATTCTCTCAGTAGAGAAACTTTCTCTTCTTTTGTTTTTGCGTTTGAAACTTTCTGAAGAATTTCAGGGATCAGTGCATTATTTGGTAATTTTTTGGATGGCATGATAATTCAATAACAAATCTCTAAATTATATATCAAAAATGGGAAAATGTCTAGTCGTAGTATTCATCCTCGTCTAATTCTTCATGAACAAAACGAACTGTAAGAAGTTCCTCGTCCATGAGTTTCCCATCTGCATTATAAAACTCTGGGTGATAAGCTAACTTATGTGGTTGAGACCTGTACATGTTAGCAAACCAACCAACCATGATTCCAATTGCAAGAAAAAGAATCATTGCAATTGACGAAAAGAATAAAATGACTGATGTTTGCATTTCTTTTACCTCTGGCAAGTTATGTCCATCTTAACTCTTAGACGCACTTGCCATTTAAAAAAATGAAAAGAGCGGTCTAAGTCTATCTGACTCTTAGGCTCCCTCCTGCCCCTAGGCAACATCAATTCTATACCTTTATTTATTTGTAATTTTCCGTTTTCTTCCAGGTCTTCTCTCCTGTTCATACTTCCAAGCATCATGTAACATTCCATGCAAATAATTTCTAATCTTTCTAGCGTCTGGTTTACCTAGATGCCCGTAAGCTTCTCGTAGTTGTTTGTGTTCTGGGTCATTACCTCCTTCAAGATAACCATCTAACTCACTAATTGTATAGGATAAATTTGCAGCAGTTGGACTTTCAATAAACTTTGTAACTTGATTCTTTGTAAGTTTATTATCTTTCAAATATGCATACATGTTAAACACATACTTCTTATGCACAAGAGCATAGTCTAAAGATTTCTCAACCAGACCATAGAGTTCTTCTTCCATTTGAACCGACATACTAAACGATATTATTTTCTTTTAGATATTTAATCGTATCGTTACATCCACCGAGATGCACATCGTCAACTACAACCTGAGGAAAAGTACTACCTTCCCCAAACTCAGAGTAGAACTGCTCTCTGGTAAAATCACTATCTAGTTTATAAACTCTATGAGTTAAATCTGAGAGAACCATAACTCTCTCAATTTTTTCGCAGAAGGGACAACCTTCTTTGCTATAGATGCTGTACATATTCTTCGGCATGGTCTGTAATATTATACAATAAAAAAAGAGGGTGTCAACCCCTCTAATAATTTATAAGTCAAAGACCTTACATTCGGATGCTTCTGGATTTTTGTGGCAATATAACTCTAGGGGAGATGGATCGTGATGATCCTCAGGATGACCCATTTGATAGTCCTCAAGCGCCTCTAGCTCCTCCTCTGTGTGCCTTCTAGCCTGTGGAGATGTCATTGGATCATCAAGGATCTTTTTGTCTGTAAGAATGTGATCCTCAATAGTGCGTTCCATATGTTTATAATGTTACATTAAGTATATTTATTTTATTGTACACAAAAAAAGAGGGGCGTCAACCCCTCCTGTTTATATTTGAAAATAATTCAACCGATGGTAGGTGCTGTGAGTGCTACAGGAGTCATATCAGCAGCAGCAAGATCCAGAGGGAAGTTGTGGGCATTACGTTCATGCATCACTTCCATTCCAAGACCACCACGATTCAGAATATCTGCCCAAGTAGGAATCACATGACCCTGGCTATCTTGAATTGACTGGTTGAAGTTAAAACCATTCAAGTTGAATGCCATGGTGCTTACCCCAAGAGCAGTAAACCAAATGCCAACGACAGGCCAAGCAGCCAAAAAGAAGTGAA